ACTTACTAATGGCTTGGTAAGATAATATGTAAATACATATACATAAAATAGTAAGGAAAAAAATAGCCATAGTAACATTATTACCTCTTATTTAGATTTTTATATGCTCTTTCATCAATAGGAATAGAAACGTTCTCTCTCCAGTTATCTTTTATATCATAACTTGTACCATCTGGATTCCATTCTCCAGGAATGATATTAAAAATATCGTATGGATCAGTAAACTTATCATAAAAGCTATAATCTATACTACCTTCAAGATAAAATCTATCTCCTTTTTGTACCGCACTACCCGTAAAATTGCCTTCAACAATAGCACTACCAATTGCCCATAATGCATTATTAATATTCCAAATACCTTCTTTAAAAGAGTAAGTATTTTTAAAAGAACGAGCATTTTTAGTAATGATTTGCTGAATAAAATCACCATGTACGCTACGGTTATCTTTCTTACCAAGTGCATTTGGTTTCTTTACTAACTCTCGGACAGTATTAAATAATCCTAATTGTTTTAAAGTAACTGATTTGCCAGTCTTAGCTCTATAATAGTAAAGCATATCAAAGGATGTGACTGGAGTATTTCTATTTCGAGATGTAATCGGTAATTTTGGGGTTTGTTTTATATTTGTAACAATATGCCTTGATAAAGTTGTTACCAGTCGATGACTTTCATTTGAAAACTCAGTAAGTGTTTCATTGAGTATGATCAATGCATCTATTAATTTCTGGGCCTCATTAACTTCATCTGCTTTATGCTTACCAACATGTAACCACCACAATCTTGAACCACCTGAAACAGATAAAATCAAATCATAATCTCTCGGATTTACCTTTGTTAAGGCGAATTTCTTAAGATTTGATTTTTCTGCTTTTTCTGCTATCTCTTTTTTAGATAAATATGCTTTTTTTATTTTATTAACTTCGTCATACTGTGAAACAAGTAACGAATACAGTTTTTTTAACTTCTCCTGCTCAACTTTATTTAGAATTTTAGCATATAGCATAAGTAACCCACTGATAATCTTAAAAATTTCACCAATAGATTTAGCCGAAATAATTTTCTTTTCCAACTCATTGATTTTCTTACTTAACTCTACGGATGAGTTTGCTAAAGAAACATAACTTTGAACTTTATTTGGGGCATAAGCAATTCTACGACCAAAGTAATAGTTTTCACGCTTCAGCTTTTCCATTTCACTGAATTCTGGTGGAAATATTGGCTTGATTACTGGTGGGTTTGCCACAACTTTAACTGTATCTAACACAACTGTTGTCATAATTTACTCCTTTTCATTTTCTTTAGTAGAATCTTCGAGATTTCTATTCGAACTGCCGCTATTTTGTTGGCTGTAATTAGTTAAATCGGTATCAAATTTCAGCCCTTCGGCTTGGTTTTCTCGGATTTCGACAATCCGTTGCCGTTTGACTTCGGCTGGGTTATTGCCACTGGCTCGAATCGCTTGCCCTTCGGTTGCCAGACCGCCTTTAATCCGCTCTTTCCACGCATTCGCCTCTTTGATGGGATCAATCCACGGCATTACAGGGCCGGAATAGACGGCATTAAACAGCGATCTTTCATCAATATCGGACGGGATTTTGATAGCTTGTGAGGCAATCGCCATTTTGAGCCACTCCCGATAAATCGGGCGACTGATTGCCGCCACAAACGCATCTTGCAATACCGCATAGCCTTCAAAACTTTCAACCAATTCTTGTCGCTGAGCAGAGTAAGTGCCGTTGTAGTCTCGGGCGATGCTCGAATAGCTCGAACGAGTACCGGCGGCAGTGGCTCGCAGTTGTCCATTGCGGAAAGTTTCCAAATTCACATTTGGGCGGTTGGAATTGATTAAGCCAATGTCTTCACCCGGTTTTAAATCATCAATCACTGCACCGGGGGCAATATCAAACAGGCGGTTGCCATCGCTGTTACTGTCGTCATCATACAGTGCCGCATCGCCTTTTTTAATGTACATCGTCATCGCTGCGGCAATGCGTGCGGCGACTCGTTCGCTCTCTTCGTACTCTTTCAGATCTGCCAAGCGCACAATCACGCCGTGCAACATACTCACGCCACGGATTTGATGTAACCGCTTACGAAAGGCGAGGTGCAACATATTTTCTGCCGACACGGTTTTCACTTTGCCGTACATTCCGTTACTTTCTTGCGGATTATCCAAATAGACTTGGTAAGCGGTAGGTTTCCGCCACGCATTGAGAAACACGCCTTGCACCAAGCCGTTTTTTGCCTCATCGGATTGCATTGGCACAAAGTCCGGCTCTAAGGCTTCGAGTGAAAACGCAATCGGCGAGCCGTGTTCTAACCCTGCCACTTTGCCTTTCACCAACTGCACGAACACTTCACCGTCTCGTAGCCAAGTTCGCAGTAGCATTCGCTCTAACAGGGGGCGAGTATATAAGCCTGTTACTTCGGGTTTCACCGACCATTCCGCCCACAGCTTGCGGATTTGCTCTGCGAGATCTTCGTGAACATCACCGGCAAGCGTGAGTGGCTGTGGTTCGATATGAATACCTTTCGAGCCAATCACCCGTTCTTCCATTTTGTCTAAAATGCCGATCACAATATCGTGATTTTGGTCTAACGCCCGTGCCTGTTCCCGTAGGCTGACCGCACTTTGGCGAACAGTAGAGTTTGCCCCTTTGCTCTCTCGGCTTGCCTTATGGGTTCGGCTAGGCTGTGCCGCCTCATAGGCATTTAGCACATAGCGATTTCGAGAGCGATTTGCCGCCCATTTCGGGGAAAGGGTGGCAATGGTTTTTTCGAGGAAGTTCATCAAATAAACCTCGCATATTTAATTCGATGCTGTTTGGTGTGTTGCCCGCTTTGGGCAAGTTGTTCATCCAGCATTGTTTGATAGCGATCACGCTGTTTGGTTAATTCCGCCACTTGATAGGATACCGACCGCCCGTTAAAGCTCACCTGCGATTGAGCGGTCTCAATTTTCTCATCAAGCGTGCGGATTTTGTCTTTGAGTTCATCGATGGTGTAAAGGCTCATAGCCAGCCTCCTGTTTTTCGTCCGCCACCACTTAGCCAACTGCTTTTTGCTTTGGTCGGTTTGGGTTGTGGTTTTGCGGGTTTTTCTTCAATTTCGACCGCTTGTTCAGCCGTTCTTGGCGTTTCCCGAATGATGTTAGGGTTGATGTCGGGCAGTTTTGCCCAGCTTGGCACATCGTTTTCATCGCCCCATTTGATTCGCTCGTAGCCTCGTAAAATTGCAATGGCGTGGGCATAGCAGAACAGGTCGAAGGCTTCGTTATTGCCTTTGCCCGGTTTCCGCCATTTGCCGTCGGCTCCTCGCTCCTCGTAGGTCAATTCATTGAAAAACCATTCGCCTAGCCAGTCTGGGAAGTGGATGTAGTTTGCCCCCACCGTATCACGGGAAAGGGCGTTGTTAATCCGATCTTTGAGGTAGTCGGTTTGGAGCAGATACAACGGCACATCGCCCCGTGCGGAGGCGTGGCGGTCGCTCCGTGAGGTGTTGTCGGGGTGCGTTTTGGTGATGAGCTTTTGCCGTTTGGTGCTGTCACCTTTGACTAAATAGACCCGTTTCGCATAGCCATCTCGGCGGCATTTTCGCCAAAATTGGTAGGCGTTGTCGGTTACGCCCTCTTCGCCGCCACTGTCCACCGCCATTGCCAAAATCGGCATAAAGTCGCTCGGCTTGTGAGCAAGGACGTAGCGTTTTTCCAGCACATCTGAAATCAGAATATGCCAATCTTCGGGAATACGAGGGTCGATTTTTTCGATCACACCATCTCTGTCGGGTAGTGTGTGCGAGATGTTGTAGCGGTCAATCAACCAGCGTTCGCCATTCTCGCCATAGCCAACCATCTGCACCACAAAACGGCGATTTTTGCCGCCCTGTACATCGACTGCCGCCACGATAAAGCGACATTGCGGTGGCACGGTTTTCTCTTCAACCTCTTCACGGCGTTCCATTAACTCATCAGAACGGCGTTGTTCTAATGCAGATCGTGGTAAGTAAGGTAACCCCCAGTCGGTATTTGTTACCGCTTTGAGGGTTTCCTCACTGCCAGTCATTTCATATTCGTGTTCGGCATTGAGCAGTTTGTAGGTGAGCTGCGCCCACGTTTGGTAGGCTGCCGCTGGCCCTTCAAGCCAAAAGGAGGCAATACGGGATTTGCGACTTTCGCCACTAATTTGACCGCTTGCATCAATTTTTTGCCCCTCTTTGAGCCATACGCCTTTGATGTTTAGCTCTCGTTTGAGTTCGGGCGGAATCAAGGCTTGGCAGTGGGGGCATTGTAGCCGTGCGTTTTCACTGGCTTTGACAAAATCGCTTTCTTCTCGGTAGCCAACCATATTTGCCATTGATGGTTCAAAATACTCTGAGCAACAAGGGCATTGCCAGTAAAATCGACGGCGATCACCGCGATTGTATAGGCTTAAAATGCCTGTTGTTGGTGGAGCCTCGTGGGTGCTTTTCGGGATATGTTTGAGATCAACAATATCTTTACCGGGCGAACTCTCCACCAAAGTCATTCCTGCTGACATAAAGGTGGTCGTCCGCTTTGAGGCAAGGGAGAAACCATCACCTTCACCGTCCACATCTTCGGGCCAGCGGTCGTAGTCAGTCAGAGCAACATATTTGTAGTCCGATGAAGAAAGCACATTGATAGACGGCCAGCCGATTTTGAGCAAGTTGCCCGCTCGGAAATACTTGTCGTGGACATTGTTATCGTTTTTGCGTGGGCTTAGCCGCTTGGCAATTTCGGGCGAACAGCGGAATGTGCGGTCAAGCCGTTTTCGGCTATGTTCGCTGGCTTTCTCTTGGGTAAGTTGCACCAACAGGAAATCGGACGGATCGCAGATAATTGAGTAGGTTATCCAGCCGTCAATCAAGCCGATGGTTTTACCCGTTCGTGCCGGCCCGACAAAAATCACCGCATCATATTCTCGGCTGTTGAGGCAGTCCATCGGTTCTAACATATAGGCGGCGGTGTGTTTATCCCATTTGACCGAGTTTCCTCCGCCAAGTGGCACACGCATATATTCCGCTACGGCATCGGAGACTTTCATTCGGCGAGGTGCTTTGACAGCGTTCGCCATATCACGGCGGATTTCTTTGGCACTTGCAAACATTAGTCATCTCCCTGTTCGGTCGTTGGGGCTTGTTGGATATGGAGAGCCATCTGATCTCGCACATCATCAATTACTTGTTGCACCCGGATAAGGTCTTTCGGCTGCAATCCACAATCCCGCTCCAAAATATCCGGCAAGGTTTCGAGTGTTTGCACTACTGCTTTTGCCATTGCACCCATTTCAAACGCCACTTCGGAGGCTGGGATTAGCTCGCCTGTTTTCTCCTCATATTTGAGACGTTCGTTTTCCGCTTGCCAAAATGACTTGCGATCAACCGGAGAGAGGCTATCGACATCCGCCGACATCTTTTCCGCCAACCCGGTGAGGATTAAATCACGCAGCGCATAGAGCTTTAATTTGCTGTTACTGCCAAGCGATGGGGTGAGCCCTGCCACTCGCTGAGATACTGTCTGGCGGTGCAATCCGGTGAGTTCGGCGATCTGATTGATGTTAAGTTTTAGATCAAATAAGTTATCCATTTGCTCAAATCCTAAAAAAATCAAAACCGCCTAAAAAAACGGCAACATCACAGGAAGATGATGATGCCTAGAAACCCAAAAAACTGCCGAAAACCGCGCTGCCGCAACCCCGTGGAAAGGGGTATCCCCTCGGGAGTACCTTTTACAAACTATGCAACACATTGCTTAGTTATGATCTTGATACAATCAAAAGCATAACTAAGTAATGTAACGCAAATGAAAAGGGAGCAATTAAGCTCCCACTCTCATTAGCGGTTTAATCCGCCAAGTTATTTAAACCCTTGCTTAGTCTGTGCTTGCCACTCTCTAATACGGTCAATTTGACTCGCACACAAATCACGCTCTCCCATTACTTTAATGAGATAATCCACCGTATCGCCGTAGGTTTTACCGCTAAATGCTGTCCGCTCGCACGGCACAAGGTAAGCCGCAGGCGGATATAAATACTCAGTGCTGACGATTGTTTTGCTAGTGCAACCGCTTAATGCTATCAGCAACACCATTAGGCAAATCAGCCTTAGCACAACTGTCTTGTGCCAGTATTGATGTAATTTCATTCTTGGCCACCTCCACTTTATTCCGCAGCTCATTTGCAATTTTTTGGCTTTTTTCGACCGCTTGTCGCTCTTGCTCTAAGCTATCGGTTAGCCGTTGATTGGCTTTTTGCTGCTGCTCAATGGTTTGGGCTTGTGTTTGGTTTTCGGCTCTTAAGCCATCAATCTGCTTGGACTGGTGCCAAATCCAGCCACACAAACCCAAAATCATTACTGTGGCAGCTAGATAAATGTATTTAATCATTTAGTCCGCCATTAGCTTTTTATAATAAGCTGTACGCTGAGTTAGACCGTGCGTTCCGCCATTAATCTTTTTAGTAACAGTAAGAATGTCGCTAAATTCGGATAACTTGCGACTTACCCAGTACCAAACAGCCACCTGTACTGTCAATGCTAGATTTTTAGTGATTTGGTCGGGGTCAGTCACTAGACTTGGTAAGCCTTCCCATTTAGCAAACTCGATATAATTTGCCTTACCGGTAATTTGAATTAAGCCACGCCCACGATATTTCCAACCATCGCCACTTTGTTCATTGCCGTTACCCATTCGATTTGCATACACCCGATTAGCAATAGCACGCTTATCTCGAGCATAAAGTACGACATTGTGTTGGCTAAAGTATTTCGGGAATGTTCGCAATAGAGCAGTTGCAGAATAGTTAAGGTTTTCTTCAAATACACTATATCCGGCACATTCCACACCACACTGAGCCAAGAACATCGCCTGTTGCTCTTTTGTTTTGCAGCCTGCTTTTTCAATGTGTTTGTCAATAATTGAGTAAATACCACTAACTGCATTAGGGAATACTTGTTTAAACTTACTTTCACTAATCCACATTTTCACCACCTGCTTTTTTGTTCAAGAATTTTAAAATCATCTGGCGAATTGCACTTGTACCCAATAATCCAATTCCCGCACCAATAGGGGTAATCAGTGATACATCAGCATTGATATAAATTAAAATAGGACGCATTGAGCCAGCAATAACGCTACACAAGATAGCCTCTGCCAGCACTCGTTTAGGTGTATCTGTTTTACCATACAGAAATGACTTGGTAATAGATGTAAAAAAAGCAATGATAACGCCACAAATCCAGCCATTATGATTGCTTAAAAACATTACAAGATAATTCCAAGCCTGCGTATATATATCAGGGTTCTTTTCAGGCATTGTATTCATACTCCACCCCGTTTCGAGGCAATAAAAAAGCCCAGTCGTGAGACTGAGCTTTGGTTAAAAATTCTGCTAGAATACTGTTCCCCAACAAATAAACTAGCAGAGGGTAAAAATGATTGAATTTACTCTGTCCCATCAGAAGCATTTAACCTTGCTTCACGTCATTATTACTGGCAAATGGATAAATTTTCCTACTTCGGAAGTGCTGAACGCAATCTGATATACGTCGAGATGGCCAGCCCACGGCATAGCGATCTTGAGATTTTTCTTGATCTTCTTCACCGCTTTTTGACTGAGTATTTAGTTGTTCCGTCATAGCAATCCCTCATTGATTTTTGTAGCTAAGATAGATCTTCAACCCTTGGGAAAGGGAAATTTGGCGGAGCCTTAATTCCTAACTTTTCATCTCTTAATCGAGAGAGGGCTTTGCAACCAGCAAAAGTAAGTGTTCCAGCTTCAGAAAAATAAGGCTTATCTTCACCAAATTTTTCTCTGCATTCTTGAATTGCATCATCAAGGTTATACATAACATTTACTCACGTTTGGCAAGGGTGGCTGGACTCAAACCAACAACCAACGATTTTGGAGACCGTTGCTCTACCTATTGAGCTACACCCTTAAAATAAAAAGCCCCAAGCATTTCTGCTCAGGGCTGTAAAATTCTTTTTAAGTTCACCACCTATGCAATGAACCGCAACTTACCACAAATAATACACTTTATACTTAAGCTATACAACACTTTTTAATCAAACAAATACAAAAAAGCCCATAATTTACAAAACTATGGGCTTTCTAATGAAAATTCACTTGTTTTATTCGGTGTTCCGAACTATAATAATCTCACTTTCAACGGTTCGGGTTGAAAGTGAGTGTGAGGCTTAATCCTCACGCTTGAAGAAGGAACAAACGATGTTTAAGTACATTGTCCTAGTTATCTTCTTGTTAGTTATCAGCTCCCCAGCCTACTAACTTGAAATAACTCGCTGGGGGCGAAAGCTCCCAGCTCTTCAAACAGGGTCATTTTAGGAATTTAGAATGAAATTGTCAACCAATGAATTAAAAGCACTATCTGATGAAAGAAGAGGGGTGAGAGCGAAATCTTACAAGCTAAGCCTCGAAACTATTGCTCTTATTGAACAATTATCGAAGCAGTTAGATATGCCTCAAAACCAACTGATTAAGTTAGCCGTTGAGAAACTACAAGAACAGACGAATCTCACTACCAATTAATACTCCCTCCACAAATCGCTCGGCAAGTCGCAATTCATTTTCAAAGGCCCCCTTGCTGAGCGACAACTTCTGCCAAATAGGCTTATTTTCTAGCCCTGCAACATACCGCAGATACAAAATAGCAAATTGCAGTTCATCACTCTCGAGTGATTCTAACTCCTCACGCTTATCGTTCGGTTTAGCTAAATTGGCAAGGTATGCTTTGGCTTTACCGGCTGGGTCTAGTTTTCTAATCTGCCGATCAACCTTGGCTAAGGTATCATCATCTAATCGAGGTAAATAGCGTTGTTTTTCTCTCTCTTGCGGAGATTCACGCATAAACGCCTGCATTGTTGGATAGCCTTTGCAATCCGTAAACCTAACGAAACTACCCCATAAGTTTAATACACCTTTAATATCAATTAACATTCAAACGCTCCTTAATTCTCACAATGACCGCACCGCCTTTTTGATTGCCTTTGTCCTCAAATGTGAGCTTTTTCACATATTTTCGGGAGTCATCAACAATCACTTTGCTATATACCAACGAATCTAAAATACACTTACCTAAGTTATCCAAATCCCGATCTCGGTTATCGGGGAAGTAAACATCACACTCAATTTCAACCTGTCCGCCAAATTTCGGCTTATTTCGAGTAGCAAGAAATGTTGCCCATTGGTAATCTTTACCTCGTTTACACACCACTCGTCTTGTTTTGCTTACCCACCGCCAATAGTCATTTACGCTTGGCGGATAGGGCAGTATTAATTCAACCATCTATTTCTAATACCCCCAAACCTAACGCTCGATGTAAAAACTTAATCAACAACTCTAATTGCGAGCCGTAATCTTGCTCAAACTTACCCACATTACGATGTAATTCATCATGGTGGATTCGGCAGAGTGGTATTACAAATAAATCGTGCTGTTTACTCCCCATCGCTCCGCCATAGCCGATAATATGATGTGGATCGTCTGCTTGTTTACCGCAACACATACAAGGCTGAGCTTTTACGTACTGCAACCACTTCCGCCATTCAAACCGCTGTAATTTCGGTTTTGCCATAAATGCCGCCAACGGCTCCGGCTCGACTTTCAGTTTTAACTTTTCAGCCCATTGTTTTAGATTGGCTCGAGCATTCGGCACATCATCAAAGCCGATATTACTTTCTTTATTCACACCGCTATTATTCAAAGCCGGATAACCTAAAAAGTGCTGTAAGGCATTATCATCTAACTCATTTAACAAACCTTTGATACTCGCAAACAACACTAAGTCCGCAAATTCAATGACGGTAGCTTGTGTCTTGCGTAAGGTTAAGCGGATTTGTTGGGCGATAAATCTTTCCCAGTTTTTATCTGCCAATGCTTCTAATTTTTCAGTTGGGATTTCACCGTCCATTCGCATTTTGTCGTGATGCCAACATAACTGTACTGCACCATTCTCAATATTTGCGATTACTCTTTCTGGGTGACAGTATTTACCATCTCGGCATTGGCACGTCTGAATTGACTTTACAAACCGCATATACGGCAAATCATTACTATATTTGTCACGCTGATTTAACGTTGAACGAACTTTTGCCGATTTAGCAAACTCTGCCAACTCTTTACAAGCGGTCGAATTTGCCAAAAAATTTGCAACCTTGCCTGATTTAACCGTCGCTAAATCGGTCGGTGCAGGTTGCAACAAAGTCCGCTCACCGAAAGCAGCAGGAGATATATCTTTAGGCACTTTGTAAAACACAATACCCACTTCGGTTTGAAAGTAAGGGGTAAGTAGCAAACCTTCCGCCATTATTGCCCCCATTTCTCGGTTTCATCATAGGCTTTCACGAATAGCATAAATACGCCAATACAGATTAAAAAAATCAGTACGCCAATCACTGCACCAATACCAATAAATAGTTCCCAATAATCCATTTTATTTACCCCATTCCTTGATTTTATTAAGTGGCATTTGACGAGTAACCAATCCCTCTATGAACGGATCAAACACAACAATCATCGAGCCTTTATTATTGCCCTGAGCCGGTTTACCTGTTACTGGGTTAATAAATTGTAGTCGTCCTGTACGCCAAGTGCCTTTTTCATCGTGATAGCCTATGATGTCTATAACCTCATTAGCGTGTTGCTGGATAATGGTGTACCATTCTGTAGTCTTATCCGCTGGTAACAGCATTACCACAATATGACCGGCTTTTTTCAGCTCTGCCGCCCGTTGTACAAACGGCAGTGGGTTGCTGTATGGCGGATTCACGAAAATACGCAGTAATTCGCCCCAATCTGCCACACATTCCAAGATCACATCGAGCAAGTTATCTGCCAAGAAATCCTCGGCAATCTGACCACTTAATGTATCTTCATCTAAACCTTCCGCCGCTTTGCCAATCCAGTAGCTATACAATGCGTTTTTGCCGTTAGAACAACCGTCAATGTGAAACCACGCATAGCGATGATTTAGCCAATTACGCAAATACTTTGGCGTTTGCCAAGTGTCTCTATCAAAATCTGTCATTGTCTAATCCTTACGAAAATGTCGGTACTTTTAGCCGGTCGATACGCTCAACGGCATTTTTAATCTCTTGGCTGATAATCATCGGCAAATCTCGCTCAAGTGGTCGCTTGTTTTTGGTGTTGATAGTGGCGTGGTACATCACTAAATTGCGTTTGTTGGTAAAGTCCAACGCTTTAAACGGATTGCCACTCAATGATTTCTGGAACAATGCTCGTACTTCTTCTACCGTTGGCATAATCAAGCGTTTCTCAAGCTCTGCTGGTGCAACCCACTTACCATTTACGCAAACAGGCTTGCCGTTATCCGCCCAAGCTTTTGATTTAGGCAGATAATCCGCAAAATTCGATTGGCGAAAAATCGTTTTAGGGCAGAGATATTCACGCATTTTTTCATCTCGTCCCCATTTAGCGACAAGGTAGTCCACCACTTGGCAACAGTCCGCCACCGAACTTTCCCGAATGCGTGCAGCGATGTTTTTCACCCAAGGCTTGAGTGAGTAACCCACAGGCTTACGCTCGCCAAGTTGCGCCGCCAGCGTTGCCAAAGCCGAATTGAGATAATTCAATACAACTTCAGCCGGGGCAGGTTCCCCCGTTGGGGGATTAAGGGGGGTAGTATGATCATTATTATTTTTATAATTAGTATTATTATCTGTCGGATTTTTTTCCGAGCTTTCTCGGAAATTTTTCCGAGCTTGGT